ACGGCGGTCTTGCCAACTACAGCGGCAACAACGTCAACCTCTCCGACCGCCGCGAGAAGACCAACTTCGCTCCGGCCAAGTCCTACCTCGACACCATCTGCGCTATCCCGGTGCAGACATTCAACTACATCGACCAAAGCGAAGATGACCCCGGCCTGACGCTGGGTGTGGTGGCACAGGACGTTCAAGCCGTTGCGCCTGAGCTGGTCATGGAAAGCAACTGGGGCAATAAAGACGAACCCAAGATGCGCCTGTCGATCTACCAGACCGATCTGCAATATGCGCTGATGAAGTGCATTCAGGAACAACAAGCCCTAATCACCCAACTCAAGGCACGTCTGGATGCCGCAAATCTTTAAAAGGAACCACCATGACCACCACATTCAAAATCTCTCAAATGGATCGTGAAACCGCTACAGGTTTCGTCAACACAGTGCACTGGAACGCATCTCAAGTTGATGGCGACTTCTCTGCCTCGACATACAGCACTGCCAGCTTCACCAAAGAAGACGGTATCAACTATGTGCCTTATGCAGACCTGACAGAAGCTGCTGTTATTGAGTGGGTCAAAGGCTCTCTCGGTGCTGAAGGCGTGGCTGCTGTTGACGCTGCTTTGGCTGCAAACATTGCTGACCAGAAGGCTCCTAAGACTGCCACTGGTACGCCTTGGAACGTATAATTATGGCATCTGATTTTTGAGGCGTGACATGGATAACCAACAGCTTTTCAATCTTGTAGTATCGGTTGCTGGGTTCTTGGCAATCTATGTCATCAACAACCTGACGCGCACGATTCAGCGTTTGGAAGACAAGGTTAATGAGTTGCCGCATACCTACGTGGCGAAAGACGATTACCGATCTGACATCACGGAAATTAAGTCCATCCTCAAGCAAATCTTTGACAAGCTCGACAACAAGCAGGACAAGGCATGAAAGATTGGGCCGTTAGCTTTTTAGCTGCGGCCTGTCTTGTTAGTTTCATTGTCTTTTGCACTAGAGAAATAATCTTTTTAGTTCGTGGAGTTGTCTGATGGAACCGATCACACTTGCTTTAACGGCAATGGCGGCTGTCCAAAAGACAGTTGCCATGATAAAAGAAGCATCATCTACCATTGATGACGTTCGCAGTCTTGGGCCTTTGCTTGGCAGATACTTTGAGCAAAAGCACGAAGTCACCAAGGCCCTCAATCAGGCCAAGAGCAAGGGCGGCTCCAACATGGGCAAAGCCGTCCAGATCGAGCTGGACCTGAAGGCTCAGCGCGATTTCGAAGAGCAGGTCAAGGGCCTGTTCTTCCCCAACAATATGGACGTCTGGAACTCCATCATGGTTCGTGTGGCCGAGATGGATAAGCAAGACAAGATCGACCAGCAGTTAGCCCGTGACAGAGCTTTGAGAGCTAAGAAAGCGCAGGAAGAGCTTGTTGAGATACTGATCGTTGTTTTTGGTGTCATCCTGATTTTTGTCTTGGTAGGCATTGGCGCTTACCTGGTTATGATTGCGAAAGGTTAATCATGCTGTCTCTTTTATCTACCCTTGGTGGCTTGCTGATTTCTGGTCTACCAAAGCTCTTGGAGTACTTCCAGAACAAGGCTGACCAAAAGCATGAGCTTGCATTGGCTCGTGTTCAGACAGAGCGTGAACTTCAACTAGCTGCTGCTGGTTTTGCTGCTCAAGCCCGTGTGGAAGAAATTCGCACAGAGCAAGTGGCAATGCAGACCGATGCTGAAAAGGTCACTGCGGCTCTAGACCACGACAAAGAGATTGTTCGCAATGCCAGCAAATGGGTAGTCAATTACATTGGAACTGTGCGCCCCACCATCACATACATTTTTGTACTGGAGTTGGTGGCTATCAACGCATTCCTTTGCTACTACCTGTACACAAACCCCGGATTGATTACGAGCATTGATGATGTGCTTCGTTACGCAGACATTGTGTTCAGTGAGGATGAAATGGCATTGCTGTCGGGCATCATTGCGTACTGGATGGGAAGCCGTAGCTGGAGCAAGAAGTGAAAACTTCAGAGAAGGGCATCCACCTGATGCACTACTTTGAAGGCTACCGCAACAAGCCATACAAATGCAGTGCGAAAATTTGGACTGTGGGTTGGGGCCATGCGATGTACCCAGACCAGTTGCGACTGCCAAACGTGCGGACTGAAAACTATACTGGGATGATTCGCGATGACTACCAACTTAAACCAGAAGACAATCGTGTCTGGTCAAAAGAAGAACTGGTTGAAATATTCAAGAATGACCTCGCAACTTTTGAACGTGGTGTTCTACGACTTGTTCCCGGCGTTGTTGGCAAGCAAGGCGCTTTTGACGCTCTTGTCTCAATATCCTTTAACTTTGGGCTAGGGAACCTTCAGCGTAGCACCATACGCATGAAGGCCAACCGTGGCGATTGGGAAGGCGCTGCGGAGGCTTTCATGGCATGGACTAAGGGTGGTGGCAAGGTGTTGCCTGGACTCGTTAAACGCCGCCAAGCAGAACGTGCCTTATTTCTTCAAGAATGAAATCGGCGTATATACACACGCCTCTGAGCTACTGGACTCCACACTGACAACAGACTGACCGTGAGGATTGTTCACCTGTTCAGGGTGATGAAACCATCTACGGCAGTTGTTGCAGTGTGTGTCTGGTAACTCTGGATCACACCTGCTGTAATCAAACGGCAGGGTGTTCACCTTTCAACCCCTTGTAGACGATCTGCGACAAGTTGAGCATATCCAGCAATGTCAACCCAATTGTCCAAATAGTCTTCATCGCCAACAGCAATCCTAGCTAGCTTGTGGCAAATCATTTCAATAGCAAGTGATTGATCGTGTTTGAGCAACTTCAATTTGTCAATCTTCATGTTGTCAAATACGGCTTCTTGAATATCGCTTGTGGCTTTAGCAACATCAACAAACTTGCCATAACGAGCGCCTCGCTCATCAAGGATTTTGTCAATCATCACGACTCCTTAACAAAAACGCCATCTTTGTTGAGATAGCCATTGCGATGCTCGATAACCTTGTAAGCGTTATAGAAGCACTGGCGAACGTCTAGGTCAGTCAAGACCCCTACGTTAACCAGCGTCACCATCACATCACCAATTGCGTCTGCAATTTCTGCTTTGTCATCTTTGGCGATGGCAATCAACAGCTCACAGGCTTCTTCCACTGTCTTGCTGGCTTGGCCTAGTGCTGTACCGTTTTTATAGATACCACGCTGCTCTGCCCACTGCATGACCTGGAATTCTGTCATTCCAAATGATTGGGTTTCTTTCATCAATCAGTGCCTCCGACTTCCATCACCTCTTGTTCGTTCTCTTGCTCTTTGAACTGAGCGACAAGTTTCTGGTGGAGTGGGAATGCGCCTGATTCTGTTGGCAGTTGGCCCAGAACACGGACGATAAAAGCGGCTTCATTTGGTTCGAGAGTAAAAGTCATGGTTTTCTCCAAGTTAAAAAGTGAGCCTACTAACAGATCAAGAGATAACGTCTATCACTCTTTTCGGCCCGTTAATCATGCTGGCGATGTATCACGCAAAGCGTGAACTACCGCACGAAATATAAAGTCTTTTGCTTGCTGTTCTTTTGGCAACATATCAAACGGAACAATGCAGTGATGAGTTTTTGCTTCAGGGTCTTTTGTTGGCCCGTAAACCCAACCTTCGGCGACTTTCTGAGCCATCCAGCTCTCATGGCTGGCCTCGGGGCCTACATTGTTTTCAGTGTGCAATTTAACGCCAAGCATGGCGCTGTCTCTCTGCCACTGAGGTGCGTCTTCCCATGCTGGCTGGCTCATATCGCCAAGCGACTCGCAGTAGGCTCTGTTCACTTCGTGACATACCCGTGCGATTTGTTCGTTTTTCATGAATTATCCTTTTTGAGATAGTGAAAGATATTTGGTGGGCCTACTCGCTGCGTCTAGGTGCTACAGGGCTTTCGCCCACTCTCTTACGGCGCGTTGCCTAGCATCCGCTTTCGGCCCGTTAATCACGATTGCCAAGTAACTGCTTTTACAGCCCACATTTGAGATGTTTGAGCTTCAGTAATAGCAATAGACAGCATACGCTTGGCTTCTGGTGAAGCGTCATCAAGTGACCGATGCTCGTTCAACAAATCAACAATCTCTGCAAACTTGCGCTTAATAAGATCAACGTCTTCACGGCCACCAGGGTTAAAACTAACGCCACAGGCTTTTTGTCCAAATGTTAATTCGGTCATTTCATTTCTCCAGGTTAAAAAGGTACGTCATCATTCATG